CCTGAATGGTCATTCTTTAGTGCAGTTTTAAATGTGGATATAAGTTTGGAACAGTGTCACCATGCAATTCTGTCCAGTGGCCTTTCTTCTTTCTTGAACGTCTGGCAGCTGTGAAGCTGTTCATGTTGGTGCCTGACTTCAGATCCACAAGGCTGACATGGTCACCAGCCATCTGGTCATCATAGGTCAGTGGCAACACAACATTCTGCCACTGGTACTGCTTCTGCAATTCCAGCAGCCTTCTGTCAAGAACTGATTCCATCTTCTTATTCTGGACATTGTCAACCAGTCGCCATTGAAGCTGGCGCATAAGCTCAAGACTATACAGCCTTGCAGGACCATACCCAAAAGGAACAGATGGATTGACTTGGCCGGCTTCACCTGTGACCAGATCATAAAAGATACACTGACCAATGCCAACCAGCATGGCACCATCATGCAAGCACTGGACAGCCTTGGTGATGTACCTGGAACTGACAAGGTTATCAGATCCAAGAATGGTGAAGCTGTCAAATTCCTTGTGCTTTATATAGGCAGATGCCACACCATAATTCCACTTTTTTCCAAGCGGGTTATTAGAACATGTCAATATTGTCCATGGTTCATCATCCAGCTTTGTCCAATCATATGGATCAGGATCTTCTGGCGAGTGAACCACGAACGGCCACAGGCTGATTCCAATATCTTCCAGCTGCCAGTTCAGCCACGTGATGTGTTCCACCACCAGCTGTGTCACTTCAGGACGTTTCCAAATAGGTATTAAGGTGGCAATCTTATGCATGTTGGCCGTTCTTTTTATGCTTCAATGATTCCATCTTCAATTGCTTGTACACATCAAGCAACAGTTTTTCAGCTGCATCTTCATCTGGTTCACTATCCAATGGAATGGTCATTCCTGCTTCTTCCAATGGAATGGTGCCAATACGTGTCAGCAATTCATTGGCTTTGCCACCACGTTCTTTTTCGCCAAGGCTTGTCCTGGCTTCATCAATGGTGATGATCTGCTGACCAGCAACTGCCTTGGATAGCCGTTCCATCTTGCTGTTCAGGTCTTCACGTAGCTGCTTGATGTCTGCTTCATCATATGCCAGAATTGCTTCTGGTGTGTTATACATTGGCATATACCAGCAGGTCATCTGGTCCAGCATCCAGTCAACCAGTGGCAACACCTTCAGCTGAATCAAGGCACTGACAGCTTCCTTGAAATTTGAATAAGTCTTGTTTGCATTGTCACCAAGTAGTGCAGGATCAATGCCAAGGCCAACTGCAATAATTCTGACCAAGCTGGCCATCTGCTTGTCAAGCTGTGCATTGTCTGGTGTCATACCATTGGCCTTGAAATCAATACCACCTTCCAGAAGCATTGGCTTTGAATCCTTGCTTCCTTCCTTGTACATATCATGCAAGCCATCCTGTGTGCGCTTGAACTGGTCATCACCAAGTTCATCATCTGTGATGAACCAACCTGGAATCCTTCCTTTATGTTGGCTGATGCTGCCTTGCCAGTCAAGCATGTTGTCATACAGATCCAATGCCTGAAGGATGGATGCCATCAGTGGCCAGCCAGTGTTGTCATCTTGTGGGTTGTACACCTTCAGCCACAGGACATCCTTGGCTGGTGCTGACCATCTACGGTTCATCATGTTGATGCCACTGAAGCGTGTGATGTCAAAAGATACTTCATCACGGTCAATCTGCTGCAGCCTGTCTGGCCTGACAAGTCGCCAGCTGGTTGGCTTGAATGTACCTATCACGCCAAGATTCCAGATGATCATGCTGCCACCAAACATCAGGTGATGAATGCCTTCAATGAAGAAGTCAGATGTGGATTGGTCTTTGTTTGGTTTCTTCAGCCGTTCCAGTATTGGATGTGTTGGATCATCAACCATGTCACCTTCTTTTCCTGGCACTTTCACTTTCACATTCTTCATGATGCTGGCCAAGTTGTATGCAATCAACACAAGTGCTGTGTATGCATACGGGTTGCGCATGCCTTTTTCAGACAGCTTTTCATATGATGGCCGTGACCAGTAGACTGGCAGACCAATGAAGAAAGAACTGACAGTTGGAAAGGCACTGAAGATGAATGACTTCATACGGCTGGCCAATCTGGCCACTGGCCTGACAGAATAATCAGCCAGAAAGGTCAAGGCTGATCTGCGTGTTTTACTGCGTTTCATTGTTTTTCCGTATAGCTGTGAAAAGAAACCATTGCCAGATTGCCTTCTGCTTGATGGTTGCTGGATCAATGAAAGGCCTGTATCTATCAAGCACTTTCTGCCAACTTTGGAAGTGCCTGACATGACCTGGATCATCAAAGGTTGGCACACTGATCACCATCTGACTGCCTTCTGGAATCAGTGAAAAGATACGCAGATCATCCTTGATGTGTTCTAAAACTTCCAAGCATACAAAGCAACCACCTGGTGGAATTGTGTTTCCAAGTGTCATCTGTCCAAGATCAGATTGGAAGAATTGGAACTGGCCACCATGGCCAAGCTTCTTCTTTGCCATGAAGATGGCAGCTTCACTGAAGTCATATCCAATGTACATTTCTGGTGGATTGGTCACCTTCATGGCTTGGCCAAAGTGGCCACCACCACATCCAAGGTCAATGACAAGTGGTGACTTTTCAGGCACCATCAGTGCAGCCTGTTCATACAGTCTGGTCCTGACTCTGCTGATCTGGTTCCAGTTTTTCTTCCACTTCTGACTGGTCCATTGCTGGTCATAATAGTTGCTGTCTTGCTCTTTACCCATAATATTTTTCCTTCAAGGTTTTAACGGTTTCCTGAATGGTTGGCACCTGTGGAAAGTTGACACATTCATCACAGGTATGGTCTTCACCCCACATCAATTTGTGGTCCTGATATATGGCCTCACGCCAAGACCAGTTCTTGATGAAGGCTTGCACCAATGCTTCTGCATATCGCTTGTCAACATCCTTCATGAATTCAAAGCCTGATACTGTGTGAATAGCAAGCTGATGGTGCCATCATCATCAAAGCATTTTTCATCAACACAGTCATGGTCAATGCCATACTTCTTGATGTGTGCTTCATGAATGGCCATCCTTTCAAGATAGCCGGCCAACAAAGGCATCAGCATCTGTTTTTCCATGGCTTTCCGCATTGCCTGAACCAGTTCATGATCTGGGTCTGTTTCAATCAGGCCAAGCAGGAATTCCAAATGTTCATTCTTTCCTTGTAGCATCATGACTTCAGTGTTGTTGGACCAACATTGTTGACTGGTCTGGTTGGATTCTTGGCCTGTGCTTTTCGCCATGCCTTCATCTTGTGTGCTTTACAGCAGTACTTTGGTGGCCTTCTATAGTTGATAAAATAGAAGAACTCGCCACACCATTCACACTTCATGCGCCACATTTGACGGCTGACAATCCAGACCATTCCTGGAATTCTTTTCATACTCTTTTTCATAGTTCATGGCCAAGCAGCCAGTCAGGCCGGCTGCTTGGCATTATAAGGCATTAGAGTGCAGAATATTGATGGCCTTGTTGTACTGCCTTTTGATGTACAGGTGGATCAATATCAGGGTTCTGGTCTTCTGTCCAGTACCGTCTGTGTGTGCTGTCCTCCGTGAACCTGCAGCTGACACGCTCCATCTTGAATCCATTGGTTATGTGTTCAGCTGTCAGATCCACCTTGGCATTCAGTTCCTTGATTTCTGCCATGTATTCCTTCTTGATGGCATCCAGTTCATTCTTCTTGTTGACAATGTCACGCACCATCTGTGCAGACTGCTGGCCAAGTGCCAAGATTTCATCATCATTGAAGGTGTACTTCAGCATGATTGATTCAATTGGCAGCTGGTCTGCCTGTGCTGTTTTCTTCTTCATGGTATCATTGATTGATTGTTAAAATGATCTGCCACCTGGTGTTGGTCGCAAGCCGAGTTCCATATATTTACGGTTGGCCATTGCCAGTGACATCAGGCCATCATCATGTTCGCCTTCAGGCACACCATACCAGACCTTGCCAACCTTGTTGTAATGTCTTTCAACCATCTGCAATTCTGCCTTCATCCTTGTATCATAGATGGCAATGTCACCATCATCAATGCTGAATTCCAGATCCTTCAACATCAGATGCCTGTTGCCAGATGGTCCTGGTGAAAACTTGATGCCTTCCACCTTCTTGCACTTCTGTTGAAGCAGGATCAGAAGGCCTTCACCAATTCCAGTTTCATCCACCAGACATGGCTTGTTGCCAACAATCTTCTTGATCCTTGCAATCTGTGCATGCCAGCCAAGGCCTTTGAATCTGACTGATGTGGTCTGACATCCATGCCTGTCCAATCCAGTGATCCACGTATAATCTTGCTTATCACCAAAGTCAATTCCATAACACACAGTTGGATCAGCTGATGGTTCATCCAACATCATGTCTTCAATCTGCTGAATACCAAAAGGATTGCCACCATCTTCACTGGCTTCTGCCATGTACAGCTGCAGGAAGTCTTCTTCCTTCATGATGCGCTTGGCAGCATCAACTGTCTTCTGGTCAATGACACCACCAGCAATGGCATCCAGTGCAGTCAGCTTGTGATATGACAGTTCTTCATCTTCCTTCTTTTCAGCTTTTCTGGCCAAGAAGTAACACCAATTATTCCTGCCTTTCACATTGCCAATCAGCTTGGCCTTTCCTTTGGTAGCAGTCAATGTGGTATAAATAGCTGTCCAAGCTGATTCACGCCACCTGGTTGCTTCATCACCAACCACGGCCATGACATCTTCACCATACAGGTTGTCAGGTTTATCAGCTGACCTGAAGACCAAGGTGGCACCACCAACAACAATTTCACGCTTGGATTCATATGCCTTGTATGGCGTAGGTTCAGCAACCTTGATGTACTTACCCTGATACATGATGAATCCATCAAGCCTACGCTTGGCACGATTGAAGGCCATCATACTGGTTGCATAGACCGTGGCCACCCACCAAAAATTTCCATACCCTGTGTCACATGCTTCCTTCAGAAGCCATTCCAGATGTGACATTGTCTTCCCTGCCTTGGTGGTGGCTTCTGTCACAGTTATCCTTGCAGGATCAGTGACAATGGCCATCTGCTTTGGATACATCTTGTGCATCTCAAAAGGCACAGTCTGAACAAGGTCTTCTTCTTTCTGTGGTTTCTTCTTGTGCAGTTTGTCGATCCAGATCTGATTCCTGTCAAGGTGATCAAGATCCATGGACCACTGAAAGCCCTTGATCATGTGCAGCAGTGGTGCCAGCCATAGACCAAGAATGTCACGTTGGAGACTAGAAGCTGTCATGTCACACCATCTTGCATTCCAAATGTCAGGTGAAGCTGTTTCCTGTTCAGGTCATAACTGAAGACAATCTTCATGATTTCAGCAAAGGCCAGAAGGTCTTCTGCCTTTGGCATATTACTGCCAGCTGTCATGATGGTGGTCAGGTGATTGGCAGCCTTCAGCATGCCTGAAATTGTCCTGGCAATATCATCAGGAAGACTGACACCTTCAACAATGGAAAGCCTATAGGCGACAATACTCGCCAATTCAGGTTCATCAATGGCTTGTTTTCTGTATCGCTGAATGGTACGCATGCCAACACCAAACTTGTCTGCAGCTGCTTCATCACCATGGAATACTGCATACAGAATGGCATCAGCCTTTTCTTCCTGTTTCCTCTTCTTGACCACTGACTGTGGTTGGCCTGTTTTCTTCTTTCTTGCTGGCATGCTAGTCAATCACAAAGAAGTCAAAAAACCAAGACACGTATACCTGGATTGGAAGGCCGGCCAAGTGAAGGATCCACAGAAGCCATGCAATGCCATATGCTAGAAGAATAATCCAGCCACACATCAGCACCATGTATGGCACCATCTTGTGTCTTTGTCTCAAGTCATCAATGTGCTTGAATATCGCTTTGAAGTGCAGCAAGGAAAGACCAGACACCACTATTGCTGCTGAAGTTGTCAGCCACATGAACCAGTTCATCATCATCACCACGTGTTATATTCTGAATAAGGTAACACTTCCGTAACTTTATTTTCAAAAAAAAGTTCTCAAGCCTGAAACCATATGGTTCAGGTGAAGTACATACAATAAATCATGCCTTTATTGTTCTTCATTTTAACCATTCAGAATATCATGACCAACCAAGAAGCCTTGGCCTATCAGCACACACATCAGGATTGCCTTGACAGACTCCAATCTGTTCTTCCTGGCATGGACATCACAGCCGGCCTTGCACAGATCATTTCATTGCTGGCCACCATCAATCTTGTGTTCCATTGGGACAAGGTAGAACCTACCAATGAAGATGACATCACCATCTTCTATGGCTGGATTCCTGACAGGACCAATCCAAGGAAAGACATCAGCAACAGCATTGGATCATCACCAATGCACGCTGCACTGATCTGCATATTGGATTGTTATGACCTTCAACAGACCATCATCAACAAGAGAAGAAAGAAGGCCATGACTTCATTTCATCAGAAGATGGCCGATGCATTTAGAGAAGAAGGCCTGACTGAACGTGCTGAAGAAGTACTGAAGCATGCCAAGGAACACGGCCATGACATCAAGTAATCATTAAACCTTTCACCTTTAACCATTCAGAATATCATGCCTAACAACCAACGTTTTTCAATCTACAGAATACCAAGGCCAGCTGATGCCAAAAGCATGGCCACCATGTTCACAGGTGGAGTACCACAGACCTTGGCCACACTGGCCAGCTTCCTGACTGTGTACAAGTCACTTCCAATCCTTGGATACTTCAACCAGTTACGCCATGACTTCATGTTGTGGATGATTGATTGCAAGAAGGCCGGCACAATTCCACACGTGTACATTGACATCAGTGGTCCATGTGTTAACTGGTACAGGTCTGACACTGGTGAAATCATCTTCAGAACTACCATCCACACTGACCGATACCTGATGAAGACTGTGCACTTTGCTGCCAGCTTTGGTGTCATCATTGACAATGCATGGCATGGTGACCGTGGTGAAAGATCAGGAACAGGCTGGTGGTATGATGTCCCTGAACGTGATCCAATGATCAGCATTCCATTCACTGACCTTTCAACCAGTACACAACAGGTGGCACAGCATGCTTAAAAGCAAGATCACTGTACACGATATTCCAGAACTGACAAAAGACTTCCTTCCAATGACAGTTTCACTGGATTCATTCCTGTGCTGGCTTGCGCTTGTGCGCATGATCGTGCAGGATGTCTTGGCCGGCCACTATCCAAATGCACATGTGGCATTGAACATTTCAGTTGAACCACGCTTTGGTGCATCACAGGATGTCAGTCTTGTTTTCTCTTGGTCAGTCAGATGGCCAGACCATGGTGGCATCATAAGACTGGCACAGGGCAGCATTGCCTTTGAAATGCTGCTGGCCATGATGCAGCCTGAAGGCATCAACACAGCACGGAAACTTCAGACTGGTGAAATCCAGATGGACAACAAGCCGATAACAAGAAGCCTGATTGGCCAAGGAAAGAAGCCTTGGCCGTATGACATCACTGATGAATTCATGATGGTGGCTTCATATGTCTACAATCAGGCATGGAACACCATGGCATCCATTGAACAGAATAATGCACAGATTCACAGACCAAAGGCACAGGCATGACAGCTGAAGACTTTAAAGAAAAGAAGGAAGCCAACAGGAAACACAGGTGGACACAGTTTGAAAACAATGTCAGGCTGCTGGAAGAATATGATCTGGCCGGCATGGACATCAGTGCCAACAGAACAGATGAATCCACATGGATCTTCCTGATTGATGGAAAGCCAGCCGTGCACTTCTATCCAACCAAGAATGCATGGCGCATCTGCAACCAGTCATCACAGGCCGGCCATAAAGGTGGCATCAGGAAGTTCATTCCTTGGCTAAGATCTTACAGCAAAGAATGACACCAGCTGAATGCTTCATCCTGATTGGCTGTGAAGAAAGCCAAGCCACATGCCTTGCATTCAGGAAGCTTGGATTCCAAGCCTTTTCCTGTGACCTGAAGCCATGCAGTGGTGGCCATCCAGAATGGCACATGCAGATGGATGTCTTTGAAGCTGTGGCCAGCCGGCATTGGCATGCAGCCATCTTTCATCCTGACTGCACATACCTGACTGTCAGTGGCTTGCACTGGAATGGACGAATTGAAGGAAGATCTGACAAGACCATGGAAGCCGTGGCTTTTGTGAAAAGGCTGATGCTGGTGGACATCAAGCATGTGGCCATTGAAAATCCTGTTGGATGTATATCAACCTTCCTGAAGCCGGCCAACCAGTACATCCAGCCATATGACTTTGGTGATGATGCAAGCAAGAACACTGGCCGATGGCTGAAGAACCTTCCACTGCTAAGAAGCACAGGATACTTTCCACCACGGTATGTTGATGGAAAGCCAAGGTGGTCCAACCAGACTGACAGTGGCCAGAACAAGCTGGCACCATCTGCCACACGTGCTGAAGAAAGAAGCAAGACATATCCCGGCATTGCTGATGCCTTTGCAGATCAGTGGGGAAAATACATCATTGAATCAGCCGGCTTTAACTTTGACCTTTTTGAAAACTACTAATATGAAAACATTTGAAATTAGTCTTGGCAATGAAGATGATGGCATCTGTGTCATCATACCTGGTGGCTTGAAGTGGCGTGGTGACACCATTCCAGTCACATTCAATTATGACCGGAACCAGATTATTGGCAAAGCCAGCAACATAAAAGTGATTGATGACCATCTTGAAGCTGATATTCAGTGGAGTGAAGGCAAAAACATGGAAGCACACCTTGACAGTGGCTGGATGGATTTTGTCCCTGAATTCTACCTGATCAAATACCACAAAGAAGGTGACACCATCACTGTTGGTGAAGCCATGTTGACTTCCTTTGCTGTTTGTATCATGCCAGAAAAAGGTGACAAAGATGCCTGAATTCAACCTGACCATGGAAGGCTTGATGAAAGAACTGAACAAGCACAATGCACCAATCATGGATGACAATGGTGCCATCAGATGCACATTCAAAGCTGAAGCTGATGCCAATGCATTCCTTGACACACATCCAGCCTTTCACTTTGTAGGAAACCAATCACACGTGGCAGCCAACATTGAAGGTGACTTCACCATCATTGCCAGACCTGGCAGCCATGACAAGAAGCAACGTGAATTCATAGTACATGGATTGCATGACTGGATTCCATTGATGGAAAAGATTGCACGTTGGCGTGAACTGCCTGATGAAACCACGCTTGGTGAAGTCAGCAAAATGATGAAGCAATACCAGACTAATTCTGATCTAGTCAGAAAAGGTCTTTATACCCTGATTGGAAGTACAGCCAGAAGGATTGGAAACCCTGATATTGAATGACATACTGGCTTCTGTCCGGTAACTTTATTCAGTGTTTTCAGCCGGAACCAAATGCTTTCCTGTGCCATATACAATGATATAACCATTTAGTTACCATTTAATCATGCCTTTATCAACCACAGCACCTGAAGACACGCATGCCCGTGTCAACACATCAACCAAGGTCTGTGAATGCTGTGGCCAAAGCTTTGAAACCTCAACAGGAAGAAGAGGCCGGCCACGTGTTTACTGCAATAAGCGATGTAAAACGCTTGCAGGTTTATGGCCATTCATGGAAGACATCCTGAATGATCCAGACTTCAAGCCAACCAAAGCCAAGGCCATGCAGATCAGAAAGAACCTGTGGGCTATTGGAAACAGAATAACACACAAACATTCAGAAAAGAAATCATGCCAAGATCAAAATTTATCAAGTGTGAACCACTGCCAGAAGACCTGACAGATGAAGATCCTGGAATCATGTATCCAATGGAATTCATGTTCCAGTTAACCAAAGAACATGACCACGTGGTGCTGCAAAGATGGGAAGATGCAATGCGCCACCTGAAGGTTGAATTCAGGAAGCTTGAATTCTGCACACCACCAAGGATGTATGGCAACAGACTTGCACACATGGTCAGTGAATATGAAGTGCAAGACAATGATGAACACCTTGGAAGGAAGTCTGACTTCTGGACACTGCCAGATCCTGTTCATGGATACAGCCAAGCACTTCAAAAAGTCTACGTGTACAAAGTCATCTTTGGCCGGCTGATGTGCTGGTACATGCCATGTGCCAGATGCTTTGGCCGTGGATGTTTCGTTGGAAGGAAAGCAGGATACACCACAAAAGGAATGGGCATCCATTTACTTGGTGACCACACAAGAATCTGCTGGCGTTGCTGTGGCTTCCAGACTGATCCTGGCTGGCACAGAAGACTTGAACAAGGCACCAACGTGTTCCAGCTGTGGCGCGAGTTCTACAAGAAGGGACAGGTGGAAAAGCCACGTGCAATTTCATATTAAAGCCGGCCAAATGTCAACCGATACCCTGTGCAAGTTCAACCAACAAGCACAGGGTATCATGGAATCTTATATCGTAAACCTTTCAAACCTTCACAGCCAGCTGGTCATCATGGCCAAGACAGCCATCAGCAACAATGACACCACACGTGCAGGTGTCTTGATGCGCCAAGCCAGACAGGTTAAAAACCAAATTACCATTCTATGTTTTCAGATCAATTTGCAGTAGCTGTTTTGTGTTTATTCTTTTTCCTGATTGGCATCCTAGCGCTTGCCTTTCAGTCGCCAACACGCAGAAGCAGAAGGAAGTGAAACCATTCAGTTATCTTACAGTGTAACCTTTTACTTTCATTAACCATTCAGAGTACCAACACCATGACTTTATCTTCAATCAACAGTACCAATTCAACAGTGCCAACACAGGCCATCTTCTATTTTGCATTGATGACCACCATCAAGTCAATACGCTTCATGGCCACTGCCCTGGCAGAACAGCTTCAGATTGAATCCAATGAAGTGGATGACACGTGTATCAACTTCAGTGTTGACTGTCTTGATGCAGATGCCATGTTGTACAAGAACCTTGAACAGCTGCACGCTACACTGACACAGATGCCACATCCAGCTGAAGATGTTGAAGTGCTTCCTGATCCAAGGATGATCAAGCCATCACCTGATGACCACGTGAACCAGCTGGTGGAAGAACATTCAACGGTCAATGGCATCAGCCAACTGGAAGATGCACTGGTTCTTATTCTTGGTGTTCCAGATGCAATGGTGTCATATGAACTTCCACAGGCCAATGAACCACAAGGTGCATGTGAACTGAACGGCTTCCAAGAATTGTATGAACTGGAAGTGCTAAAGCGAAGAAGGAAGATGGCCAACGAACCACAGATGAATCTTTAAAAGCAGAAGGCCTGACTGAAGGTGGCAGTCAGGCCTTTGTTCTGCGTGGTGATGACAATGCCACGTACCACTTCATTCAATTCAGGTTTCACATGAAAGACAAGAACACCATGGAAGAACTGCTTGCAAAGGTGAACAGCATAGTTGAACAGCACGGCAAAGCAGCTGTTGCTGAACGGCTGGAATGTTCATCACAGGCCATTGGCAAAGCCATCAAGGACCATGACAACCCGTTCAAATATTTTGGCCTACGTGTCAAGATACTTGGTGCATATGGCGTTGAAGTTGATGGTCCATTCTTTACATTCAAAACTAAGCTATTCAGAAAACAATCATGACAAAAGAAAGAAACTGGAAGACAATTCCACAACTGGCTGACAGCTACCAGCCAACATCATTCCTGAAGTATGGATGGATCAGAAGACTGCTGGCCAGACTTTTTGTGTGGCTGGCTGAACCTGTGCTTGGTCCTATACTGGAAACACATCACTGCAGGATTGGCACACTGGATGGCTATACCAGCAAGAACATGTCAGAAATCACGGCCATGAAACTGACAGATGGAGCACTTGAAAAAGCGATTGAAAAGAATGAATTCCATCATGACCAGCTGGCCATGAATATCAAACACGTCTGTGCACTTCTGCAAATTGAAAAACTATCAGAAGAACCAGCTGGCCATCCACGTCACAAAAAGATGACCATTCCAACCTATGGTTCAAAGTGGATGACAGAAACCAGAAACTGGATTGCCAGACTGGAAGGCACACAGAAATTGCACAAGGCTGCCTTCAGCAAGGTGCCACAGATGGATCAGTTCCTTGGTGTCATCATGAAGAAGATGGATTGGAAGCTGGTGGATGAACCTGGTGCAAGGCCTGAAAATCTTGAAGCTTGGACCTGTGGCGTGTTGGACATCATGAACCGTTCAAGTATGGCCATGGAAAGGCTGCTTGGCTTGGAACTGAATGATGATCCTATGAAAGACAAACTGACCAAGCTGCCTGACACTGAACACTTAGGTCCAGCCGTACAAGAACTGGAATTGATGGTTGGTGACATCAACACGGCACTTGACATGCAGGTGGCACAAGGTGAAGCTGATGCATACAGCAATCGTGTTGAATACATTGACCATTGGTGCAATCTGGTTGCAACATGCCTTGGCCTGACAATTGGCAAGGATGACCAACAGATTGAAGTCATCACATCATTGACCATTGAAAACATAAAGGTTGACATGCACAAGGCCTTGATGCAAAGGAATCATGATGTGAATGAATACCTGAAGTGGAAACGCCAAGTGGACAACATCACACAAGAACACCATGGCCGGCTTCATGACCTGGATGGCATGCACAACATCACTTGATTGAAACCGTTCAGTTCACTACCTTTGGAGATCATTAACCATTCAGAATATCATGCCTTTAGAAATCAAAACCATGGAAGCAACCTTGGCAGAACTGGCCAAGCCAATTCCAGCTAAGTACCAGAAGGTGAACAGCTTCACCAACAAGCCCTTCTTCCCTGTCAACGTTTACAAGAAAGCCCTGTACTATCGCGTGCCACAGCATTCTGTGCAATGCAATTCACACCTGTCTGGCATTTACTGCGTGACAGACGTGACAATTGAAATTGCTTGCAGTGATGGTGTGCTTGTGCGTAGTGCCAACGGCTTTGAACAGCTGGAACTTGAAAAGCAGATGCGTGGTGATCCTGCCACAAACTCTTTTGCACAGGCTTTTAAGTTGGCCTGTCAACAGTTTGGACTTGGCAAAGCAGAAGCAGGTGAATAAATGGCAGCAAGCTTGTTGATTGCAGACAGGCCTTGGTTATTCCTGCCAAGGCTTGCTGCACTAATTGGAACAGATGAAGCCATCATTCTTCAGCAGTTGCACTGGATCATGAATGACGTTGGCAGAACTGAAATTGAATTTGGTGCTGAAGATTGGAATGAAGTCTTCCACTTCATCAAACCACGTTCAATGCGTAGGCGACTGGAACACCTGATGGAACTGAATCTTCTGTGCAGGAAGAAACGCCAAGGCCTTCCATCTGTGTGGTGGATCAACCATCTGGCATTGGCCACTTTGGCCGGCGACTCTGTCCAAGTTGGCCAGACCAAGCCTGTCCATTCTGGCCAACCTGACCTTATTATAAGATATATATTAAAGAAATTAATATATCCTTTGGATGGTCAGGATGAAAAGCAGGTATTGGAAACGCTAAAAAGGCAGAAGCCACATGAACTGATTGTCACGTGGTGGAACGCCATGGCACAGGATGTTGGCCTGACTGTCTGTGGTCATTCAAACCCTGCACGTAAAGATCACATGGACCGTGCAATGGCTGAAGGCATGCTGGACCACATGGCCGAAATTGAACAGGCCTTAAGAACCAATGCATACTATTCTGGAAAGAATCCACAGAACAAGGCAGCTGACATTGACTGGTTTCTAAAACCTGGCAAGTGGCAGCAGGTCATCAGCTTTGGTGGTGGTGCACACAAGAAGGAATACAGCTACAAGGAAGCCATCCAATATTGCATCAAATACAATGGCAGTGAAAAAGGTGCACCAACCTGCCTTTTTGAAATCACTGACAACAAGACATGGATCATGAAGAAGAAGCCCCCACAGAAAAAAGCATCCTGAATAACTGGCTGCACACTTGCTGGCGTTATCATCCAGCATTCAACAAAAACCATTCAACTGAACACAACATCGTGTCAATCATGATGTGGCAGCAGGAAAGGCTGGATGTGTTCACATCACGCGCAACATCATGCCGGCACACAAAGACCACTATACAGCAGAAGAGTACAACCAGCTAATAAAGACACCACAAAAGCAATTGAAGGCTGTGAAGAAGAAACAGCCTGACCTGACACGTTGGATGTGCAAGTTCAATGGACGATACCAGCCGGCCATGTTTGGTCATGTGATCGGCAAAGCAGCAGCTGGATTGATTGGCCAAGGAAGATTCATTCCTGATGTGCCACACTACAATCTGGCAGAACACAGGCCAGTGTCATGGCTGAAGCCACGGCCACCTGACTTTGCCATCAGTCTTCCTGGCATTGGTCCAAGCTTGAATCAGATCTGGTCCAAGACATTGTCTGTCCGTGACCTGTACAAGATCAAGAAGTCATGGCGAGTGTGCACACACCTGTGGCTAAAGGAATACCACAAGCAGAAGCTTGATGGAAAATACCTTGCATTCTACGTTGGCCAATTTGGCCATGGTGCCAAGATGTATGATTCAATCAACCTTGCACCAACGGCCAAGATCATTGAAGATACACTGGTCAAGAAGAATCCTTTTGATGCTGACAGCAAAGCCCTGGTTGATGACAATCCTGAAATCATTGGATCCATCACCTGCATACCTGTCCAGCCAGATGAAGATCTTGGCACGTGGTCACACCTTTATCTGTACAAGATACCCTGAACTGGATGATGTGAAACCAATGGCTTATTTTTACATAAGCGATTTATTCACAGCTAGGTGTTCCTTTATGAGTACAGCAACCAAAAGAAAGCCCACAACTGAACGACGTGTCAGCCGGCAAAAGCCATGTGAAAGATGCAAGCAGCAGATTGTCTTCATCAAGCTTCATGAAAAGAAAGCTGATGGTTCTGACAAGTGGATTGCTTGTGATCCAACACTGTACTATGGCAACGGCATTGTGACAATTGTGACAGGCACAGGCTTCATCCATAGACGTGCCAGCCATGATGTCATTGGACGTGTTCCACACTTGGCCAGCTGCTTTCTTTAGAAGCTGAACAGAAAAGAAGAAGGCCAGCTGGTGTGACAGCTGGCCTTCTTACCATTCAGAATAACACACCATCCAATCATGCCTGGAAGGAAAGTGGGTTGGCTTATATTATACACATATCACACTTTTGTTGCAATCATGGCTGGTCTTGCATCTGGTCCAGCCGGCCACGAAAGTATCCATCAAGGTTCTGAAGGCCATCCATTGTCAGTGAATAAAGGCTGTCCATCCTTTGACGGTTGCCACGGTTGTTGGCTTCAATGGCCTGTGTGTTTTCATCTTGACCAACCTTCAACTGTTGCAATGTGTTTTGCACATTGGTCAGTATAGGTGCCAAGGTCTGTGTCTGGTTATTGACTGCCACTGTGGTTTCAGCTGGCGTTCCACCAGTCTTGGTTGCATAGGTGAAGCTACCCACAGGCACACCAAGCACAAAGGCAAACAACAGCAATACATACTTTGTTGGTAAATGGAAAGTGATGCCACCTTCCTTCTTTTCTTCAGACATGCTTTTAAGGTTTAGACGGGGGATTGGTTTAAAAAGTAAGTTGGCGCCCTATGCGTTCGCACGGCCGGCACATGTGTTTTACATAACTGCCACCTAATTTATTAAAGTCAACCACCAAGTGGCTTCCTGGTGATTACAAATTCAAAGTTGCTGGCTGTCCTGTTCTGAACTGCAACAGCGTTTCCAACTCCCCATGACCAAATTCTGCCACCACTGCATCCAACATATCTTCTGACACCATCATCATCAAACCACTTGACAATGCCTGAATTGTTGGTTGGTGCATTGGAAGCAACAATGACAGCATCAACTGGATTGTTCACAGTGATTGGATTGTACTGGTATATTCCTGAACCAATTACCCTGAAGGCCACATTGTTCAAGAAGTCAATGTCACCACCTTTGTACTCAAGTCCACTGGCACCTTGCAACCCTTCAACACTACCGTCAGAAACATCAAAGCGATTCAAGCCACCACTTTGCCAGTGCATGATGAATGATCCACTGTCATATGAACCAATTGCAAAAGGTCCACCACTGAAAGATGACAGGCCAGATCTGGCTTCATAATTCCACAAGGCACCACCATCCAAGTTGTATCCATACATTCTATTGTTGAACAAGGCAGCTGTGTGATTGCCAACCACGATGATGTCAGCTGTGGAATGTACATTGATGGTTTCCAGATCACTGAAGCCTGTGTCAAATAGTTCAACAAAGCCTTGGCCATCTGAATCAGACCTGTACACCTTGCCACCTGTGCCAAGGAAGTACAGCTGGCCATTGCCCTGGTGGCGTGCACCAGCAATGATGGCATATGAATCAAGATCCAGATCTGTCTTCTGTTCATTGAAGTCATCATCAATGATATACAAGAAACCATCATCAGCTGACATTCCCCACATTGGACCAGACAAGTCATCAATCCATGGTGGCACTGTGCTGGCCACAGCTGCTGGATCACTGCATTCTATACAAACACCATCACGCGCACCAAGTGACTGGCCAGCATGCACCACTGTCATCCGTGGCTGTTCATCTGCCTGTGTGACTTCCACTTCAATCTTCCACACCAGTTCTTCCATGGTGATGTCAAGATCAATGCCGGCTGTCTTTGTGTCTTCCTGGATGGTGCTGCCTGACCATGACAGCTGCCTGATGGTCCCTGTCCATTCACCAATGAATCTGAATTGAGAAGTGCCAACAGGGAAGACAAAGGAAAGCGTGGCCATGTTACCCTTGAAGGTGCCACCACTTGTGACACGGTCACCTTCATCAACAATCCATTCTGGTCCATTAAAGGATGTCTTTTTGTGCGTCTGCAACGTATATACTGCAGCTTCACCAGAAGTGAAGCCTGAACCTGAACCAGCACCTGGAACAGCTGACACATCCACCTTGGCCACAGTTGAATTCCATGGCGCACATTCAAGAATGTTGGTGACCTGACACACAGCTGATGACACATATTGTGAATCCAACATCAAGCCAAGGCCGGCCATTCCACCACCACCTGAACGCTTGGCCAGACCACGCAACACTGAATCAGAAAGCCACATCTGGTGTGTGTCAAAACCAAAGGCCACAAGGTTCACTTCACATGCTGAATCAATCATCTTCCTTGCATGTGCTGCAAGGTCTGACTTGATCAGCTGGAATCCATATTGTTCAACACCATCAACACGTGCACCAGCTGATCCATTGAAGTACCTGCCAGCTGACTTTGGCGTGGCTGCTGCCAGTGCTTCACTTCCCATTATATCCAGCACAGTGCCACTTCTTGGCTGCCACATCACCAGCCTGTTGAATGTGGTGTCACGTCTTATGGTATGATAGCATTCACCATCAAAGTCACCACTTCCTGGAATGACACCTGAACCGCTTCCTGGCACCTGACCTGAACCTGATCCAATGGCACCACTGCCTGATCCACTGGCTGGTTCTACATATTCAAAATGTGTGACTGAATGAACAGTGTCAAAAGAATTGCCACTTCCAACGGTTGACCTGTTGGCTGATGCTGGTGGTGGTAAATTATCCCACTTGTAAATAGTGTCAACATTGTACGCTGCACCATAAATGGTGGTCAGGTCTTCAGTCAGATCCAAGTGCCAGATGTTTGCCGTGCTGTCGCCATTGGTATATCCACCTGTGTTGTTGCCAATGGCTTTCCACATGACATTGGCATCATTCCAGTATCCAAGCATGACATTGGTATTGTCCACCACAACACAGTGTGCCACATCATTGGTGTCTGTTGGATATTGGAATTGGATGGTGCCACCACTGTCATATGCCCTGCACGAATAGTCATAAGGGACATAAATGTATCCATCAGCCGGCCTGAAGAAAGGATGACCTGGCCACTGCAAGCTGCTTACAATCAAAGATTCACTTCCACCATCATCCGAATTTTCATACAGTTCACCAGATGCTTGCCTGACAGTGTAATACATCAAGCTGTTGGCATAGTCAAAGCAGATGCCAAATACATCAGTCAATCCTGTTCTAAGAACTTCTTCTTGCAAGCCGAACCTGTCACACCTTCTGACATCACCAACAAAGAAAAGCGTGGTATAAAGCATCTGCTTTTCCCTGTGCCACGCCACCTGTTGCAATCCTTTGGATGGACCATAAACATGAACAAGGAAGTTTGGTGAACCATCATCATCCACATACATGATGGCATCATCAGATGACCGTGAATAATACAGACCAGACGTTGGAAAATCTTCTTTGTGAACACTACATGCTGAATCATAGTTGGCACCATTGCCAACAGAATACCAGTGTACAGTTGTGGTGAAGGTGCCACTGCTTCCAAGTTCTGACAGGCATGCATCACCAGATGTGTGGCTGCTGTCTGTTCCTGACACATTCCATGCAGCTGGTTCAGCTGTGCCTTCCTCCCAAACACGGCCACGTATACTGCCATCAGAGAAACGACAAAGCCGGCACCAGTAACCTGTATTGACATTCAGCGTGAAGCTGTCATTGTCCATGTTGTTGTAGCTGCCACCACCTTGTGCTTCCCACAGGCCAATGTTGTTGGCCGTGAAACCAAGTTCAAGAAGGTAACCAGTTTCAGCACCACTGGCACCACCTGCATTGATCCAACAGCTGAAGGCAGAATTCAAGCTATCAGCTTCCACCAGAACAAGGATCTGCTGATTGTCACCATTGGCAGCATCCAGCACCAGCCTGTTCCTTCCTGCACCACTTTTCTGAATCTCTAAAGCTTGGCCACCTGGTGAACTGCCATCAGTCACAACTTCATATGCAACATTTGATGCATTGCCAATCTGTGACCAACCTGATGGAATACCAGCACCAGTTGAAACTTCGCTAAAGTCGTATGTTATTCTTGCCATTCTTCCTTCAAATTATTGTGACCAAGCCGGCACACCAATCCAGTTGCCATTGGCCAATTTGTCAATTCCAACACGTGGTTCCAGTGCTGCACCAACTGATGCAATGGTCACACGTGGATCCACATCAGCTTCATCAACTGAAAAGACAATGCGCCATGTTTCATCTGGCACCACAACATTCAGGCTGTCAGTGCCTGATGGCTTGTTGGTACTGCTGATCAGGCTGCCTGACCAGTCATAGAAGTACAAGGTCATGTTATTGGCTGATTCTTCAATGGTCAAGGTGGCACCTTGTATTGGAAGAATCCAATCAAGTACAGGATCAATGCCATCACCTTTTGTCAATTCACCTGTGAAGTCAACACTGGTGTCAGGTGATCCTGGATTCCAGTATGGTCCAACAAAGTCTTCCTTTCCTGGCTTCAACAACCAGTATTCATTGTCAATGACACCACTACCACTGCCAAAGATCTGGCCACTGCCTGAAGCAGCTGATCCACGCTTGACCACGCTTGAAGTGCAAGACCATGGAAAGCCTTCAAGGATGTTGTCAGATTGGAAGATGCCAGCTTCAAAGGCATGTGACTGCAGCCTGACCATTGCACCAGCCATGTTGGCTGGACCACGTCTGACATCCACAACATCAAGACGTTCAGGAACAGACCACAGCTGATGACGCTTCAGGCCAAGGATGTACACGGCCACAGGTTCATCCAGTGCACACATGTCACGTAGGGCAGAAATATGACATTCATTAATGATTGGCAGCTGCAACAGCCAAGTACGGGCAATTGTGCGTGAAGAACCATTGACCACCATTGTCTTTTCTTTGACTTCTGGCGTGGCCTTCAGCAGCATCATGTGACCTGGTACATCAACACAGAAGCCACTGGCTTCTTGCACAAAGATGCACCTTCCATATCCATCACGTGTTGGCATATCAGATTTCCATCAGGTCTTCATAAGCAAGGAACTTGCTTGTTTCTGTGTGAAGGTCAATATCACAGTACGTGACAATGAACCTTGTGTCATTTTTCTGGATGATGGTTCCTGGTGTAAGTATACCAAGAAACACACCTTTGATGATCTGTAGTTGTGCACCACGTGCCAGCCTGATCCTTGCCTGGTACTCTGACAAATCCCAATAGGGACCAGCCTGGCCAATCACAGATGCACCTTGCCACTGGTTGCATTCTTCAAAAGATCCACCACCAACATCCACTTCCACCAGCAGGTGGTCAGTGGCATCACGTTCAAACATGACTGGATGGAATGGCCTGTTGTATGTGATGGTGTCACCTTCGGTGATGCTTCCGCCAGCCGGCACACTTTGGATTCTTCCAGGCCATGGTGGCGTGTCTGTCACAGATGATGCAGCCTGGTCTTCAAAGCGCACACGGTAGTTCCTCACGTGCAGGAAGTAATCATTGCCAGTGTCACCAAGTATTTCAAGCCTTAAATAGCCATCCACTGGCATGTAATCAGCTACAATGAATGTGGCCACATTATTCCAGGTCAGTGATGCTGTTGGCGTTCCATTGGCATCAGGCGTGGCACTGGCTTCTGTCTGCGTGGTGTCTGTTGTGGTCCAGGTGTCAGGTCCACCAACATTGGTGGCATAGTAGGTGTCGTCATCAGCATCAATTGGTTCCACCATGTACTTCCAGCCAGGTGCATGATTGCCACTGCCGGCTGGCGTGTATTCCATGGCATATTCAAAGTCAACAATGCACCTGACCCACTTGCCTTTTTGAACCAGCAGCTGCTTCTGCCATATGCTTTCACCACCATCTTCAATGTGTGCACCACCAAGTTCTTCCACCAGTGCAGATGGTGATGATTCTTCCCAAAAGATATTGCTTCCACCAGACCAGCCTTCACTGAAATCACCCTTGTCAATGATGATGTCAGTGACTGCATCACGTTTCTTGTTGATCGTAACCACCACAGCCTGATCACCATCATACAGGCCACGTTGGGTGTCATCATCAACCACGTTGGTTTCAATGATTCCTGGCAACGTGTTTTCACTGACCGTGTCCAGGTCCACATCATACAAGGCTGCATTCCTTGAAGCAGCTGACAGGTCACGACCAAGCAGCCACGGTTGTGCCACCATCCACCTTCTGCCATAGTGAAAGTCGTTGAACACCATGGCCTGAAACGTTTCTGCAAAGTCAGTCAGCTGGTCACCAGCTGCTTCCACCTGGTCAGGATCTTCATCATCAGGATGGTACAGCCAATCAAGGTCAGGAAACCTGATGGCCTGAACATAAGGCGTTGTTCCAGTAATCCTGGCCAGGTGCGTGCCAAATATATACTGTATGTCTTGGCTGTGGATCTGGTCAACCAGAAGGTGTTCAAAGACCTGGTGAATGGTCCTGGTGTCTGTGGCCAGTGCCAGCTGGTCCTTGGTCCTGGTCAGACCACAGAAGCACTTCAGCTTGGTCACTGCCACCTGTGTCTGCACATTCAGTGGCGTGAAGGCGTTGGCCAGCTTCACAAACAAGTCAATTTCATATTGCCTGTTGGAGTCAAAGACACGCAACTTGAAGTCAAACTTGCCACTGGTTCTGATGTCTTGCCAGATGATGGCACCAGGATCTGTGATGCTGATGTCAAGGCTGGCTGGAATGATGAACCTGTCAAGGAACTTGGTGTTGGCATTCTGGCCATACCTTAATCCAGTTGTTAAACTGATGTCATGATCTGATGAAACCAATGTGGCACCTTCCTTTAACAGTTGGAAGGTCCATTGTCTTGTTCTACCACGTAGGCTTCCTTGATACTTTGGTGTCATGATTCCCTGCTTCTAACTTGGCCACGTGTGGATTCAATGGATGTATTGGTTTCATTGATGCTGGCTGTGATGTTTTCACCATCACCTGTCAGTTGGCCGGCCACTGTTACTTCAACAGCCATGGCACCACCACCATCTGCACCAAACGATGCACCAGCATTGATGGCCTTCAGCAATGGTCTGTTCCTTGCACTGGCGCGTGCATTGATTACTTCTTCACCAGCTGTCAGTCTGGCCACCACATTATCAGTGCCACCTGGACCAGTGACAGTTCCACCTGTTGCAAAGGCTGGAATCTGTGATTGGATCAAACCCTTCACAGCTGCAGCTGCACCAGCACCAAGAATCAGATTAAGTGGAAAAGGAATGGAAGCCACAGCCTTGGCAATTGCTTTTCCAATTTCGGTATTGATCACAGTCAAGGCTGCACTGATGGCAGCATTGGCAGCAGATCTGCCAGCATTCTTTTCAGCTGCAACAGATGCCAGTTGGCTGGCCAGTGACTTCTGCCTTGCTTCAGTCACCTTTTCTTCTGCCTTCACCTTGGTGTCAGCCACCTTCTGTGCTTCAGTCATCTCACCAGACATGGTGGCCTTCAAGGCTTCCAAGGCTTCAATCTGCAGCATGATTTCATCACGTGCATTCTGTGTACTTGCTTCATTCAGCATGCGCTGATTGTCCTGAAGAAGTATGTTGACACCTTTCAAGGTTTCCACATTGCCAACTTCCAGAATGGCCGGCAATTCCAAAGCTTCATCTGGAAGCAAGATGTCTGCTGGTGGCCTGACTGATGCAGCTTCCTTTCTGGCCAGTTCCATCTGAAGGTTGTGTTCCTTCAGCTTGGCCAAGTTCTCTGATATGGCTGTGGTGTTTTCATCCAGTGCTTCAGTGGCCTTGTCTACACCTGCAGCAAAGTCTTCAACACCAGCACCAGCACCACCAAAGGATCCACCAAGGCCTTCTGTTTCTGCCTTGGCATCACGTACATCATCAGCATATCCTTTAAGCCTGTCACGTAGGCCTTCCATCTTTAACACAATAAAGTCAACACCTTTTCCAACTGCATCAATGCCAAGTGCATCACCAACGGCTTTGAAGGAATTTACAACTGTGATTCCAAAGTCAATCAACACAGCAGCTGCATCAGCCACCTTGTCACGGAACTTGACAAACAACAACACCACTGCTGTCAGGCCGGCAATGACCAAGCCAACAGGATTCAGCTTCATTGCTGTGTTCAGAATTCTTTGTGCAATTGCTGCACCTTGCGTGATGATGGTTTGTGTCTTAACTACTGCGTTATAAGCACCAACAGCAGCTGCTGCCACACCAAGAACCTGTGCTGTTGTCATGACAGCATCAGAATGTTCACGTAAAAAGTTGATGCCCTGTATGGTCAGATCAACAATTCCCTTCAGTTCATCACTGTATTCTTGGAAGATGCCAATGCCAACACCTTGGATGGTGGCCATCAATCTGTCAACAGAGTTCTGGAAGGTGGCTGTCCTGATGGCTGCCTGTTCCTGTGCAGTGTTGGTGTCAGTCACCTTTTCTGTCATTGTCTGGACAGCTTCAGCATTCTGGATCAGTACCCTGGCAGCATTGGCATTTTCCCTGCCAAAGATTTCAGTCAAGGCAGCTGCATCACCAAGCAGTGGTTGAAGCTTTTGCAAGGTAACAGAAAGGCCATCTGATTCAAGGTTCACACCAGTCAGGCCGGCATCAGCCAGCTTCTTGGATTCACTTTGAAGGATGGACATCACATTGCGCAAGCCAGTGCCGGCTTCACCTCCTTTCAAGAAGTTCTGTGACATGACTTCCAAGGCACCAACAGTGGTTTCAATTGAGACACCAGCACCACGTGCAGTGGCTGCTGAATTCTTCAGTGCCGTGCCAAGGTCACCAACTTCAGCTGCACCAAACTTTGAACCAGCTGCCAACAGGTTGACAATCCTGCCAGCCTGATCTGCTTCCAATCCAAATGAATTGATGGAACCGGCCACAATTTCAGTGGCTTCTTTTAGGTCAACACCAGCTGCTTGCTTCAGAAGAATGACTTCCTGACCAAGACCAGCAATGGCATCCACACCCTGGTCAATTACCTGTGGCAGATTACTTGCAAGAAGTTTGTATGCTTCCAGCTGTTCAGTGGCTGCCACGCCAGTACGCATTGATTCCCTGACAGCTGATTCACCAAGCCTTTCCAGATCCCTGCCAGCAATGCCTGTGATGGCACCAAGTTCAGCAAGACTGGATTCCACTTCACTTCCAAACTGGATGACACCACCAGCTGCACGTTGCATGGCATCAGCCAGCTTGGTGACTGCATTGGCTGCCAAGGTGCCAATGGCCACATCCACTGTTCTGCCAAAGCTTTTTGACTTATCGCCAAGCACATCAACAGCATCACCAAGTTGAATGACTGCATCCTTGTCAGCTTGGATGGTCTTCACCATTCCATTGTCATCCAGTTCAAGTTCAATTCTGACTTTTCTTGTGGCCATTACATCAAGGTTTTGGATGCACCATTGGTTGACTTGGTCAATTCATGGTGCAGGTGTTCATCTTTCACATGTAGATTCCTGACAGCAATCCAGATCAGGAATTGATGCAGTGGCCACTTGTTGAAAGCCTGATCAAAGTCAACAGGATTCAGATCACCAAGACCTTCTGTGAATCCACGCGACTGACGACCAACGCCAGAAAGGTTCTTCAGCTGGCCAGACCTGTCTTCAAGGGAAGACCTGACCAGATTGGCAATCACCAGTTCACTGCTAATCGAAAAAAAAAATTGGCAAGTACTGCCTGGATGATTCCCTTGTACACTGCAGGTGACCAGTCACGCACATCATACTTGTGGCCATTCTCCAAAGCTAATTGAAGAAACACCTGACCTTTATCCAAGGCCGGCATTGTCACATCTTCCAGTGACAGTTCACCAGTCAGGATCAGATCAACATCCAGTTCAAGACAGGCACACACCTTTTCCACACGGCCAAGTGTGTACACATCAGGCATCTGTGGCACTGGCTTCATTTTGAAGGTGGTGCCTGTCTTTCTACGTTTGAATAATTTCAGCATGTCTTTATTCTATGAACCGCTTGCTGGCGTGTAATCCTGTATTGCCTGCAGGGATTCATTGGCTGGTGCTGAGAAGCGAAGTGTGGCCATTGTCAGTGCAGCAGGGTTTGGAACCGCTTGCTGTTCCCAAATGACAATACAACCAAACTGGCCACCAACAATCTTGTACGTTTCTTTTCCGAGTTCCTTAACTCGGATCCATACAGGTGAAAGGTTGGTGGTTGCTGTAATTAAAATGTTTTGCCACGTGTCATTGGCTTTCAATGCGAACGGCAGAACACCACGCAACAACAGCATGGCCATCAGGTCTTGCTGGTTCATACCAACAACGGTTGATGCTTCTTCACCTGGTGCTTCATATCCATCACCAAGGATCTGTGTACGTGGTATAGTTGTCCATGTGCCGCTTGCAACGTCATCTGGATCAAAGTCAGTTGCGACTTCATAGGATTCAACTACTGGCCTGTGGATTGATGTATCCATGATCTTTTAAATGGTTTGTGATTAGGTTAACTGTACGCGAAAATCAACATGGTGAATCAGAAGTTGTTCACCATCACCAGCCAGATTGCTACCAAAAGCAACAAGTGGCATGGATGGCAAGGCGATTGATTCAGGTTTATTGATCTGTATGATTTCACCAGATCCATCATCAACTTCCAAGGCACCAACGGTGTTGAATGCTGTCAAGATTCCATCAGGGCATTCACCCCAAAGCAGATTGTACCATTCCTGTGTGGTGCTACCAGTGAAGGCTTCATCTTCTTGGAACTGATACTGGATGATGATTTCATATTCATGTGTGACAAGCACACTGCTGTTGTGGACATCACGAATGTCATCCACATTGTCAACTGCAGAAGGCTGATCAACTGGTGCAATCCTGCACCACCTGACTGGATCACCAAAGACATTTTCAAAGTCATAACGGGATTCAAGGCCAAGCAAGTGCTTTGTCACCAGTTCATTGACACGCCATACACCACCATTGGTGTGGTTGGCCAGAATGCCTTCAATGTATGTCTTCAGGGTTTCTAGTTTCACGGCCTGTGCTACATTAAAAATTAAAGATTCACATGGTTCAGGTTCACCAGATCCACTTCCTGGCACTTCACCTGAACCGCTTCCAATTACGCCACTGCCACTGCCAGCTTCACCAGACCCTGATCCAATGACACCACTGCCACTGCCGGCTTCACCACTACCTGATCCAATGACACCTGAACCGCTTCCTGGTACTTCACCACTACCTGATCCAAATTCACCTGAACCACTTCCAATGTCACTGCTTCCTGAACCGGCTGGCAACAGTTCTTCATATGTCAGCCGTGTACCACCATTGAACATGGCATCAATGTCATCTTGACTGAACAGACCACGCTTGAAAATAGCCTGTGCCATTGCACCAATGAATCCAAAAGTACCATCACCACCAATGTGGAAGAAGTCATTCTGGCTGCCAATGTCTGTGCCGTTGAATCCATAGGCAACTGTACCTTCAGACACACCATCAACAAAGGTTTCAATGTTGCCATCCACATCAATATTGAAGACAACATGATTGGCTGCACCAAAGTCAAGTCCAATGTTGGCAAGTGCATTGGCATCACGTGTTGATCCATCACTGATGAATGGCCGTGACTGGCCACCACCAGCTGTTGTGGTCCTGACCTGTAAAGCATAACCTTCCTCTGTGGTGCTGAATGCACCTGTGCTGGCCAGTGCTTCCACCAAGTTGTTGTTGGCTGGAAAGATCCAGAAGGCTGCTGAAAAGTCAGCCAGACCAATCTGCCATGGCGTACTGCTTCCAGTCTTGCCAATCCATGTACTGGCCAGCAGGTTGATCTGTGTGCCCTGTGCACCAGTGTCATACGTTGGTGCTGTGCCACTGGCATCTGGCAAGTGGTTACCATTGCCACTTGCATCATTGCCATTGCCATCAAAGTCATGTGCGCTTATCACGCCAGTTGGATCAAAAGCCATCAGCTGTTCAGGATTTCATCAACAAATGTGAATAATAATTCAGCAGCCTTCTGTTGAACAAAAGGCAGTTCAAGCTTGGCAGCTGGTTCAAGATAAGGCCTTTCTTTCATGGTGATCTTGAAAGCTGTCTTCTTGGTCAGTGCCATCCACTTCCACTTTTCTTCCTGTGTTTCATACCACATGGCCCAAAAGAACCGGCGCATCTGCACAGTGATTGGAATGTTAATGGTGCCACCAAATTCATGAATGGCTGCATATGGAACCAGTATTGTCCAGATCAGCTTCAGCGTGTTCTTGCTGACCTTGACATCTTTCCTTGAACCAGCACCACCAAGCACGGCACGTGAAAGCGTTTGGCTTCTGATGGTCAGCTTGTCTGCATTGACTGGACCACCTGTGTCATCTTTGCCACCATCAATCATGAAGTCTTGCACTGACCTTGCACCAATCCTGGTGACAGCCATGACAGCAATCCTTCTTCTAAGCACTGATGATTTCTTGATGATGGTCTGCAGCTGTTCAGTCAGCTTGACCAAGTCAGCTGTGTTGGCCATGTCAGAAAGGTGCTACACGGTGAACATGCAAGCTGTGGATCTGGTTTTCAATGTACTTGTCAACAGCCTTTCTGTTGGTCAATGATAGACGATCACCAGACATCTGTGATTCAGTCACACCAATCAATCCTTTATACTGCCAACGCAACATGGCAATGACACAGGTGGTGGCCACTTCGCTGATGTCATCAGGCAGAAGTGTCACCACTGCATCATCTTCAAGGCCTGTCAGGTCAGTGGTGTTCATCACACCATTCCACGTTTCACCACTCCCTGGTGGATCCTGGTCAACTCGCCTGAAACCAGCAAAGGCTTGGCCACGTGTTGGAAGCTTGGTCAAGTCGCCGGCCAATGTGACCACACAGAATTCTTGCCTTTCACCAAGTGTTTCAGCTTCATCAGCCAAGGCTGCATCAGCATCCAAAGACACCACCTGAACAACAGGAAAGTACTTCCAATAATTCCTGTACTTTTGATCAGTGTCAGTGACCACCATGAATTCATCAGCCTTCTTCCAGCTGCCACCTGACGTGAAGAAGGTGTTGTTCAAGTTGATGATCAGCTTCCTGTTCAGGTATGCTTCAATCTTTCTGGTGATGCTGCCAATGATATGAATGCAAGCTTGCTGGATTTCATTGGTGTCACCACTTCCATTGTCAGCTTTCAAAGCTGTTGTGATCTTATTTCCAAGCGTATCCATGGCCAGATTGGCCACTTCTTCCATGGTTGTCAGATCAGTATATGAAGGTGTTCTTGGCATTTCACTTTAAAAAGTAAGTTGGCGCCCTATGCGATCGCACGGCCGGCACATGTGTTTTACATAGTTTCAGCCTAAAAAATTAAAGTTCAGCCTTTTCTGGCTTGGCTTCATTGACTGGCTGCTGTTCTCCTTTTGGAAGATTGGCTTCCTTCCATTCTTTTTCCAGCTTCTTGACAGTCTTGCTGGCCAGTGCCTTGGTCTTCACCTGCTGGACAGTAACACCATCACTGACAATGTCATAGTAACCACCACCAGTTGCCAGTGCTTCAATCTTTGGCATCTGTGCTTCAGTGATCGTGACAATTGGCTGATCCTGTTCACCAACACCTGGAAAGGTTGGCACTTCTTCAAACTCTTCTGGCCATCTGGCTGAACCATTGGCCACCAGTTCCTTGATGTGTTGTTCATCACTGAAGAAGAATTGACCTGGCCTTGCATTCATGCCCTGTTCCACTGCCTTGCCACCTTTGACAATTCTGTGGCCACGTCTGGCATTCCTTAAACGATTGATTGCAATTGCTGCTTTTTGTGTGCGTGAAAAATAATCCATGATTGGTTTTCTGTTTGGTTTTCTGATTGTCGTGTGAACCGTTGCTGTCTTCTGCCTGACAGGCTTCTTGAATTCATTGGCAGCTTTTACAATTCCAGCAGCTGCACGTTCAGCAGCCTTTCCATCAGTGAAGCCATACACCATGTCAACTGCTTCACGTCTTTTCTTTTGCTGGTCAGCTGAATCTTCCAGTGCTTCAAGCACAGCATCAACCAGCTGTGCCGGCTGCCACACATTAATGCCAACTTCTGAAGCATCCCAAAAGCGTAAGCCATGGTTGACATTCTTCCTGAATCGTGGTGAATTCATAACCACAACAGGCCGGCCATTGCCATCTTTGCCAGCGCTTGCAAACTCGTACAAGGTTGACATTGAATCCATCACATACAGATGGCCTTGCTTCATGACATTACTGAATGACCGTATTGGTTCAATGCCAAGCTGCCTGTATGTTTCGGCAAACTTCCTGAAGGAACGTGGATGGCCATGGCCTTTCAGGATGAACTTTTCACCATTTAGCTTGGCCAGTTCCTTCAGACCTGGAAGCATGTGCCAGAATGTGGATCCTGTTTCTGGCACAAAGCTGCAATGCCAGTGTGAAGAAAAGACTACCACAGGAAGGCCATCTTCTTCTGGTTGCTGCAGCGTGCCATCGTGCCATGGATCCATCTTTGGACAACCACAGACATGTGCAGGAATCCTGCCTTGGTATGCTGCCCTGTCACGTGCTGCTGGATGGTTACCTGGATGAATGAAGGCTTGAACGTTCTTGTGGTTTCTCCATCCAGCATATGAAGGATGAAGCTTGTTGAATGACTGGCCACCACCATGCTGTGTAAATACAGCCTTCAGACCAGCCTTGTGTGCAAGTGCAAGATCACCAGATGCAGCTGCCACCATCATGTTGTTTCTTTCGCGCATCAAAGGCACACTGTGTGCACGGTTCTTTCCATACTCAATGGCCGGCACACCATAGTTCCTGGCTAAGTTGCCAAGGCCTTTCCTGACCAGAAACTTGCCTTTGTACTCTTCTGGAAGCTTCTGGTACATAGGCACCAAGTGTTCCAAGAAGTGGGATTCATAAGCGAGAAAATCAACAACTGTCATATGGCATGAAAACTTTGAAGGCCTGACCAGACACAGCCAGTCAGGCCTTCACACGGTTCACCTGATGATCAGGTTTTAAGGTTGATTAAGATCCTGAAGTGGCTGTGCTGAAGTCGCCAGCAACAAACGCCAATGGCCGGTAAATGGTCAACGCCAAACGTTCTTCAACACGTAGCGTGGCCAAGTTCTGACGGAAGTTGGTGCTGTCTTCAGTTGAGATTGCAACAGCTGGCTGCATACGGTCCCAGATCTGACCACCAAGCGCGAATGAACCAACAAGGAATTCATGGATTGGCATGGAAAGGCTGGTTGATACAGGAAGCCCCCACAGACGCGGTGAAGTTGCATCAGCAGGATTGGACATCAAGTAACGGTTTTCACCATCCTTCAAAAGCTCAATTGCTGACCAGTTGAAGTTGTTCATCACAATACCCGTTGGAGGATATTCTGAAGCCGTGACCTGATACATGGCCACACGGATCCGGTCGATGTCCTGAACTGATGCGATTCCAAGGCTGGTTTCCAAGCTTGAATCATAGGCAGTGGCCTGTGTGATTACACCATTCAGGTTGTTGCCAGTACCATCACCATTCAACAGCTGGTTTTCTTCTTCCAGTAAAAGCAGGTAGCGCATACGGCCATCCACATATGACTGAAGACCAACAGCATCATCAATGATCTGTGTGGACACAACAACAAAGTGTGCAAGCGTTTGGATTGGCACAGTGGTGGCATCAAACGTGAAATTGGATTCACCTTTCAATACACCTTGGCCGGCCTGTGGTGAAGCGTTATCAGTCACACTGTTTTCAATGACATACCGCACATTGTCAGATGTGGTGCCACCTACAGGAAACAGGTCACGAATCAGAAGCTGGCGTTGCCCTGGTCCAAAGATTCCTGGAATCCGCATGTAATCAACAGCATCACCTGCACTGGCACTGTCATTGGTGATGGTCTTAAGAAGCGCTTGCACTTCTTCTTCCTTCATATTACCAGCCATGATCATTGGCATCACACTGCGTGACTTCAGATCAAGGCCAAGGCGTTTCACCTGGATGTAACGTGAAGAAGGCACTGACTTCATCTGTTGCATGTCAGCACGGTTGTTGGCCAAGAAGGAAGCCACTTCCATACCTGCAGACTTGATGTTGCCAGAAGCAGAACCACGTTCTGCCAGACGCTTCTGCAGTTCTTCCTTGAATGCAGTGTGTTCTGTTTCAGCTGCCTTGACACCATCCTGGATGGTCTTGATCTGATCAACCAACTGTGCATTGGCTTCAGACATCTTGTTGACAGTTTCCTTCAGTTCAGCATTGCCTTGGCCGGCTGCTTCCAAATTTTTGATGCGTGGTTCAAGGTCAGTCATGATGCCATTCATGTTCTTGCCTAGTTCATCCACGGCTTTTTTTAATGCTTCCATGTGCTCAAAGATTGATTAATTAATTGGATGTTGGATAGAAGGGCCAGCTGCTTAAGTTGGTCTGCAGCTTCCTGATCCGGCACCTGATCATCAGACAGGTGTGGTTGGCCACCAAGGTCTTTGACTGTTCCAAGCCATTGTTCAATGGACATGGCAAGTTCATCAGACAATCCACCAGTGTTCAGTGCACGGCTGGCGGTTTCAATCTGGCTGGCAAGTGGTGTTGGCATGATGGCCTTTTCTGACTTGAACTGACCTGGCATCTGCTTCACAGACACAGTTGGTGTCAATGAATTTGCCCCCCATGTAACACTTGAATATTCCCACAACCTTGCTTCCAAGATGATGGCTTGGTCATCTTCATCACGATTCAAGACATCAATGCCAACACTGTGTTCAGTGATGACTCCATCTTGATACAACAACAGGGCATCCAAGCCACGTCTGGTCTTTGAAATCTTACTGACCACACGCAAGCCTTTTTCATCTTCTGTCAACTCAAGTGGAACGCCAAGCAGTTCATCCCACCAATGCATGTTCAAATGCTTGATGCGATTACTGCCAGCAGGTCCACGTTCCTTGATGGTCTTGGCATACGCACCTTTGACAATGATATCACCATGTGAATCCTTATTGCCAAAGCCTGAAGCATATAACACAACAATGCCATCCAGAAGTGAAACGTCTGCAATGGTGCCTGAATCCTTTAATAAAAAAGCCATGTTGTTCTTTGAAATGAAGTTGACCAAGCCACTGATCTGTGGCTTTTACCAGTAGACTGACAGGCCAATGTACTGAAAAAGGCCTGATGTGTTCAAACATCAGACCTTCATATATAAGCCAATTGTGACCTTATTGGTTAAATAAAGTAACATCTGTGCATTTTATTCCTTGCTTTTTTCAGGAAGGAATACAGCAACAATGGCCATCAGAACAGCTGCACCTACAATGACAATGCTTACAGTTTCGGCACCTGGTGCCAGTGTGTCAATGTTGGCGTGGACCAATGCGAAGAAGGCAGCAATGCCAGCATATGTGGATGGTTCACGCAAGCGCTTCAAGAATTCACTCATGATCAATTTGACCTTTGATAGTTAGCATTAACGGCACCAAGTGAAGGCTGCCCTGGAATCATAGACAGATCCACTTGCACCTGATAGCCAAGGAAGTTGTATCCTTCTCTTAAGGTCCAGTAGAACATTGACTTCTTCCTTGGATTGTACGTCAGTGCCGGCTTGTACACTTTGTCAGCTGCATCAAACCAGTTCTGTTCATCTGCCATCTTCCTGACATCCATTGGTGCCATTCTGATACAGTTGGCAACGATACCTTCCACACGTGCTTGCAAGATCATTGCAGTCACAAGGTCAGTCATTGGCGTTGGTGTACAAGGGGAATTTGTGTCAATAGTCATCAGCCTTCTTGAATGGTTTCAAGGCCAATATACAACACATATTTGAACATGTTGCATGATTATTGAATGCCAAAAATGATGGATTAGATGATTGGCTTCTGTGTGCACCTGCAGTTTATGACATTGCCAGCACTGCCAGTTGGATCACCTGCAAAGCGTAAGAATTCACCAGACACCAAGAACTTGGCAGTGATGGCCACCACCTGTCCATCAGGTTCTAGATGATCCCACTTCCCTGTTCTGACCTTGCCATCACGTCTTGAAAGCCATGACCGTTCCTTGATGCCAGCATCTTCAAAGGCCATGACCTGACCTTCTTCAAAGACTGGCGTGGCTGTGGTCTGTGCAATTGTGCGTGCACGATTCCTGGCAACACCAAAGACGTTTTCAACAAGGTCTGTCAGTTCATCAATGTCAGCACCTTGGTTGATGGCCTGTGGCAGCAGGTTGGAAAGATCATTGACAATGGTATCATTGATTCCTTTTGTCTTCTTCAGAACTTCCGTGACCATGGCAATGGCACGTGGATCCTGATCAGGGAAGTCAAGGTCACCAATGTCAATCAGGTCAAGGCCATTGGTATATCCTTCCACCACAGATGCTGCTGCAGCTGGTCCATATCGCGTGACTGTTTCATCATACCACTTCTGAAGGTCAAAGATTGACAAGGCCTGTTCCAGATCTGCCTTGCTGGTCCATGGTGCCAGCATCTTTGGATTGTAGTATGCATTCAGAAGCGTGAATTGTTTGGCCTTGTTGAACCTACCTTTGCCGGCTGACTTCAGACCTGGAAAGGCAGATGGTATGTTGGCCACTGTTTCCTTCTGCTGATCATTGAACAGCGTCTTGGTGATCTTGATGTACTTCTGTTCACCTTGTCTTTTGGTCAGGTCAGTGACAAACCACATTGCAGTCAGTGCTTCATCAGGAAGGTCATGTTCCTTCATCCTGGCTGCCTTTAGCAAGGTCTTCATGTCACCAGCAAACACACCACTGGCAGCTGACTTGGATGCAGCATAAAGAATGGATGCCATGTCATGCTTTGCCATATCGCCATCTGTTTACTTTGTTGATTCCCCACATTGAACGATACATATTTTCATATGTCTTGTCACGCTTGCGCATCTTCTGATAGTATGGTGGCCTGTTCTTTTTGTGGGTGATGTACATGGATGGAATGAAGGCCACACGCATCTTGCCAACCTGAAGCCCTGGCATCAATGGTGCATTCCTTGGATGATGTTCTTGCCTGAAGATGATCCTGTCAATCATGTTCTGATCACCATTGGCTGCCTGAAGACGTTGGAAGAAGTCAGCATGTTCACCACCAATCTTCAGCCTTTCATCCCACATCATTGAATCAAACAGCCTACGCTTGGCAATCCAGAAATTGCTGATGGTGTCAGCCTGTGCCCACTTCAGGCCATCATCATGTTCTTGTTCCCACCTTGAAACCTGTGGTGCCCACAACACACCATTCTTGTCAATGCGAATGTCAGCATAGTACTTGGTCCATCCTTTCCTTTTTTCATTGCGTATGTGCCGGCACTTGCATCCAGCCATGACAATGTCATCATGATCCAGCAGCAGCTGCTTCATGCGTGGTATGCCTGTTTCCTTGGTGAAGATATAATCATCATCAATGGACACAAGGAAGCGTTCAGTGGTGTGCCTGATAAGGTGATTCCTACCAGCTGACACACCAACATCATGTGGCAGCTGCCAGAATTGATGCACACCTTTGGCCGGCTGTGGATTCCTGCTGTCATCTGCTTGGTATATTTTCGCATCTGGCCACAATGCCAAGATGGAATCCACACACCTTTGTGCCACCTTTGGCCGTTCAAAAGTCTTCAGGCAGAATGCAATATTATCAACTGAACTATTCATAATTAAACCTTATAGATTCCAGCCAAACCAAGTGCCAGCAAAACAAGCAGCAACAGGAAAGCCTTCCATAATATCCTTTTCATGTGGCCAACCTGTTCTTCTTCAGGCCAACCTTGATGATCTGCTCTTCACGTGGTACACCACAGAAGTCAAGCAGCTGGCGTTGGCCACCTTCTGAATTGAACACATCCACATAACAAACCATGATCTGGTCAGGATATTTTTCAACCACTGGTGGCACCAATTCATTGTAGTAATAATTCCAGTATGCAATCAAGGCTTCCTGTCTGTTGGCTTTGCCACTGAACTTTGGAAAGCAATGATACCATCTGGCCTTCTTTGGCGTGCCACCTTCACCTGGTGGCTGCCAGTTGTTTCTGTTTCCAGCCTTCTTCTTCCAGCTGGCCAAGTATGGTTTCAGCTGACGTTTCAGGACAATCACCTTGGCACCATAGTCACACCACTGCATCATGCAGCATCCATGTTGAAGTGCTACATCACCAACCAATCCAGAAGGATGGTCATGTGCATGCTTCAAGATCTTGTGCTGCCATTCAGCCGGCTTGTTCCAATGGAACTTGCTTCTGAATCTTTCATGCGTAACATGTGCACCACGCTGCAAATCCAACAGCATGGCCAGTGTGGTGGTGCCACATCTGCCTGTTCCCGCACCTATCACCAATTGTTTTTCCATATTAAATCCAGCCTTTCACACAGGCCACCAATCTGTTCTTGTTAAAGGCTGCCTTCAATAGATGGCCTTTGCTTTCTGCCTTGAATTCCATCTGGCAATTGTGCTGAATCGCCACCTTGCCATCATCTGTTTCCTGAATCTTCCACCACGTGAACGCTTTGCATTGTATGACTTGTCAGGCCGGCTTCCTGTGTCCACTACGTAGGAACTGACATCCAATGCAACACCAAGTGAACCACGATCCTGACAGTCATACTTGATTGGTGATGAATCATCCTTGATATGGAAGACACTGGCAAACCTGTCAATCAGTTGCTGGTGGCCATTGGCAGCTGCAAGTCTTAAAAAGAAATCAACATGTTCCCCACAAGTCTTCAGTCTATAATCAAACCTAACAGCTTTAAAGACTTTGCGCCTTGCCAAGAAACACATTGGCACATAATCAACAGCCATCCATTCCAGCAATCCTGTGTGATGTTTCTGTATTGGCCTGTTGATGTGCAGCAAGTTGCCATTTACAAAGAAGATGCCTTCTGAATTAGACCATCTGTTTTTTCCTTTGTCCATCTTCCTGGCTGCCACCAAAGCCAATGATGGTTCATTGTCAAGGATTGTCATCATACAGTCAAGATTGACATGATTCACCTTCATGTCATCATCAAGCATGAAGATGAATGGTTCATCTGTCTGTTCAATTAGATGATTCCTTTTGGCACTGACACCTGAATCTTGTGGCAAAACAAAAGTATCATCAGCATTCCAATATGCTGACTTCTCTACATCACTGTCATCACAGACATAAATCCTGGCACCTGGCCACTTTCCTGCAATGATGTTGATGGTATCTTGGCATTCTTTTGGCCTGTTATATGTTGGAATACAAAATGCAATATCCTGAATGGTCATTCTTTAGTGCAGTTTTAAATGTGGATATAAGTTTGGAACAGTGTCACCATGCAATTCTGTCCAGTGGCCTTTCTTCTTTCTTGAACGTCTGGCAGCTGTGAAGCTGTTCA